CGACCTTCACCAGAGTCTGATACTCCTCCATCGAATTTGCTAAGCTCAGAATCGCTGCGTAGTACATCAGCTGTAAGGTCAAGTAACCAAGACCCAACGACGCTACCGCGACGCCAAAGCTCAGCCACTTCAGCACAGTTAATATCATACTGATAATCCCTCGGATCCTCCATCGGAGCAACCTCAGCATCGCCTTCAGCAACGTATGCTGACCCAGCATTAGCTTCATGCAGGATATTAAAGCCTTCGGCGTAGGCTTGCATGATTCCATATTCGACTCCGTTGTGAACCATCTTCACAAAATGACCTGCCCCTGCTGGTCCACAATGTAACCACCCGAACTCGGGAGATGTGAGATAACTTTTTGGGTCAGTTCTTGGGGCAGCACCAACTCCTGGGGCAAGGGCACGGAAGATAGGTGAACAAACGGATACTGCATGATCTGTTCCACCAACCATAAGACAATATCCACGCTCCAGACCGTAAACACCACCACTAGTACCACAGTCAAGATATTGGATCCCCAATTTAGCCAACCGTTCCGCCCTGCGTCTACTGTCTTTAAAATTGGAATTGCCATGATCAATAATAATATCACCTTCACCACAACTGAGTAGAAGTTCATTGATCGTGTCCTCGACGTTTTCTGCTGGTACAACCATCATGAATACACCAGGACCCTTCGACTTCACCTCTTGACATAGAAGTTCGATCGATGTGGTGACACCGGAGACATAACCTTTCTCAAATGCCTCTTCTGCTTTGGCATAGTTTCTGCGGTAACCCCAGACCTCAATGCCTTCTTTCATCATACGGCGAGACATACCCTCGCCCATGCGACCCAGACCAATAAGACCTACTTTCATGTTGGAAACTCCCAATGTGTTACTCTGTCTAAAATGTGATAAGGACCCCAACTACCTGGCTGGTAGACATAAGGAGTTGTTCTGATAGGACACTTGTGTCCGGTACATAGAAGATCGTCAACGATCCTCCACGACTCTAGGACTTCCTCGGCATGGACAAAGTGTGATTGGTCTTTGTCAATGGCGTCCTTGAGGAGTTTTACGTATCCACCACCGGCAGAATTTGATTCATATGTGTGAGAAAGTGTTGCTTTCTGTACACGATCAGATATGCCAGGTTGTTTGATGTCAATAGACATCGCTAGATAAGGACTTGGTTGTATTCTAAACCGAATCTTATCAGGACTATCATGCCCTTCGAACATCTGAAGGGGTGGTTGTCTCAATTTTACCACGACCTCAGTACATCTGACTGGTAATTTTTTACCAGTTAGGAAGTAGAAAGGAACACCACGCCAACGCCAGTTGTTGACCTCTAGTTGACCACAAGCAAACGTTGCGGTACCAGATCCATCAATGACATCCTCGTGGGATCTGTAGTCAGCATACTGACCAAGAACACAACGGTCGGTGAGACTGGTAGCAGCAAGAACTTTTACTTTCTCGCGGCGGATTTCCTTGGCATCAGCACGACAAGGTGGTTCCATGGCAATCAGTGCCAGGATCTGCATGATGTGGTTCTGTACCATGTCACGGACAGCACCAGCAGTCTCGTAATACTGTGCTCTACCTTCACATCCAAGGGTTTCAGAAGCGAAGATCTGAACCTCTTCTATGTAATTCCGGTTCCATAGGGGTTCCAGAAGTGAATTACTAAAGCGAGTGGCAAGAATGTTATTAACAGTATCTTTACCAAGATAATGGTCAATGCGATATACTTGTTTTTCGCGTAGATGTTCAGCAACCACTCGCTGTAGAGTATCAGCAGAACGAAGATCGGTCCCAAAAGGCTTTTCAATAACCACTCTGGATCTTTCTGCGTCATCTAGCATCCCCGTAGATTTTAGATTGACAATGGCATCACCATATCTTTCTGGCGGAACAGACAGAAAGTAAGTTGTGTCGTCGTCTTGAGTGTTTAATCTTTTTAGAGTCTCTGGGTTAGACAGATCACAACTAACGTAGTCAAGTCTATGGGTAAAGTCCTCAGGGTATTCCCCAAGATGCTGTAACCAACTTTCTCTGCCATGATTGGTTCTCGATGCTCCGATAATTTCGAATGTGTCAGACAGGAGATCCTGTTTATGGAGTTCATGTAATGCTGGTATAAGCTTTCGCTTACATAAATCCCCGGTTGCCCCGAAGATTACAAGTTTTTCTGTCATATCTTATCGATAGCAATCCTTAGTTCGTTAGCATGAGCAATCTCGTCGTTTAAAACTTCCAAGATTTCCTCATCCTCAGGGTGATGTGCCATGTATTTGGCGTAAGTTTCTGCTGCGTGTAGTTCTACCTCCCAAGACAGATGGTAAGCAAGGCGAGGAGCCACCCAGTAATAAACCACATTGACCCAATAATAGACAAGTACGAGATGTCTGGCAAAAGCGCGATCAACCCAACGAGTATTACCGCCCCTGCTTTCCATAAGTTCCAAATGTTCTGTTTCATTGACGCTCTGTTCGAAATGTTGTCTCATTAAGTACAGGTGGTCGGGTCCACGTAGACCCATTGACTCACGCAAATGAAGTACACTTAGGAACGCAAAATATGGTGCCCGAGCAATCTCCTCAAGCACCCAGAATCTTTGAATGTCTTTGCCTTTGTATAAGAAGTCAATGATACCAACTGTCAAATTGAGTGTTAGTTCATTGAATTTTTTCATAAACCGTCTCCTATAAAGACATCTGGTTCTTCGTCATCATCGTAAGCATCATCTAGGATGCCATCATACATGCGAAGTTGTTTGATTCTTTCTCGAAGAGATTTTAGTAACTCTCTTTGACAATCATCACTCGACATGTACCGTACCGATCATGCCCGCACCTTTGTGTGGTCCACACCAGTAAGTATAGTCACCTGGTTCAGGAAAAGCAACATCAAACTCTTCCCCAGGCATCATTGCTAGGGGTTCGTGACTTAACTCGGCGTGATCCTCCACGATAACGTTGTGAGGAGGAAGCATGTTATTGATGAAATGAACTGACTCTCCAGCAGAAATCGTAACCTCGGCAGGTTCAAAGACTAGGTTCCCACCAGAACCCATCTGAACGTCTACCGCCCATGCTGGAAGTGCCAAGAACAATGAAGCGAACAGGGTAATCAACAGCTTCATGTTTCTTCTTTTCTAACTACCCTATCTAGGAGAGAAGGATTCTCTTTAGTGTACTTCTCAAGCAGTTTTGTGTGACTATGACAACATTGTGACCAATTGCGACGGAGATTCTTCTCCAATGCGGCGGCATGTCTGGATTCATGGCGTACTTTCCATGCCTCATACCAGACATACCAGAGTTTTTTACAGTCTTCAGACTTCTGGTTCGCAGCCTTCAATAGATCTTGCGAGGTCTCCTCCGACTTCACTACCTTTATCTGCTGCAAAGAGTGTGACGAATCCCCCGACTACGGGACCGACGATTGGAATAGTTGTGAACCATGGTGCTGCTGCCGCTCCGAGACTAGCGCCTACAAGTCTTCCCTGGGATTGTCCACCACCTTCCGCCTTGATACACGCGACGGTCTCGGCATTCATCTTTTTTCCTTCTTCCTCACCGCCAGCAGTTACACCGCGTTCAGTAATAATTCGTACATCACTTCTACCACCGATCCCGAAGAAACCATTACGAGTGTAGACATCCTTAGTTGTCATAACAGTCTTAGGATCATTCGCTGAGTATGTAATTTCATACCCTTCTCTACCAGCCTTGACACTATAAGAAGTATACTCAGTGACTGGTAGATTGATATCAGGTAGACGACTGTTCTTCACTAACAGTCCGATTGTTCCAATATGTGCCACACCCACTAATGTCCCTAGACTAAGTGCGAACCATTTCATTGTTTTAGATTGTAGGTTTTACAGGAGGCTCCCCTTCGTCAGTTTTGATAACAAGAGGTGCTTGTTCGATACGGATGGTTTGAGCAGGAGCAGTTTTTGATGCTGCCTCAATAAGACGTTCCATGTCTGCTTTAGTAATAGAAGCAGCAGGACCTCCTCCGTTGGCACCACCTTTCTTCGCTGTCTGGACCCCGAACGAAGCTAAAACCCCAGTAAAGACACTGGCTATGAAAGTTGGATCGAGCTTCTGTTCAGGAATACCTAGAGCAGGTGGTAGTTTGATATACGCTAGGGTTAGGATACCACCGCTCCATACTAGAATACCGAGACGAACAAATGTGCTAAGAATAGCAAACTGTTCTTCTCGGTCATCTACACCTTCTTTTAGTTTTTTAAATAGTCCCTTCTTCTCTTCTGGTTTCTTATCCATGCCTAGCATATAAGCTAAGGCTATTTAGAGATGTAACCCTCGTCCTCAAGGAATTCACGGGTCAAAGGGGTGGGTTCATAGATCTCCCACATAGCACCAGTAGCACAAGCAGCAAGAGCACTCTGTGTCATACCTTCAGTCTTGCCTGCCCAGGTTGCTTCTGCCTCCCAGGGTACAGCAGACTCAGGATAAGAACGCTCTACAATCTCACGCCACAAGTTTGGTACCTCATTCTCAGGTTTGATGATAGCAATAAGACTATTATCAATAGTGCCTGCCATACAATCTTGAGCAGCGTGCCAACCTTCGTGACGGGTAACACTCATCAACACACCAGGACGGTGCATGAATGCTTTGTTGAGATAAAAGTGGTTGCTCACAGTGTGATAAACACCACGATGTCCGATAGGAAAGTACTTACTATCTGCTAGATGAACTTCTACACCGATCTGCTCGAAGGCAAGCATGATCTGGTCAAACTCATTAGCAACAAAGTCCCAGTCGCTATCAGGATAAGCAGCACGAAGATCGCCTGAGGAATAGATTCTATCTACACCATCGGTACACTCCTTAAGGAGCATACATCCCATTGCGTGGTTTGTGTAATGATCTTCTGGATCAATACTGGGCAGTGCGAAACCGCCCACACCGTCAAAAGGGGCAGGAATAGCACCTCCGGTTGTCTTAGGTAGGGAACCACCCATCATACCGGGCAGGGCATCACTGACACCAGCGGTGGCAGCTTCTACAATCTGCTGTTTGATGTTCTCTTTGATGGCATCTTGGTTTACATAAACGTATCCGGCGGTGCCTGTGACGGCAGCACCCATACCAAAACCTAGAACTGCCAATACATTAATCAGTTTCTGCATTTGACAAAGCGTAAGAACGCTCAAGTGTGAATTTGAGATACTCTTGGAAATACTCCTCGATGTTCTCTGTTGTTTTGTTGCCTTGACTTACCCAATCGTGACAGAACTCGTAGACAATTCTACAATGATCGTTTAAATGATGGGACAGTGCCTTGAAGACTGCTGCTCTGAGGAGCATACGTTCCTCGGAGTAACGCCAATCATCCATGTCTTTGGGATCTAATAAAGTTTTCCGCGTCCAGGACAACCAGGGGTTTCTTTCCATTTTTCTTCATGATAAGAATAGGTTCGTAATCCCCGGAGTTAGCACATGCCTGGTCATAAGCATCCCAGACATTCAGCTTCTCCTGGTTCTTACATTCTACCGAAAAAGGGAACTTTTGTCTAGCGTCTCGTGCCATGATGAGGTCTTCACCACCGGCACCCATGGACCTAGACTCGATATCTTCGGGGTGGACGTTCCTGTGTTCAATAAGTTTGTCACGAACCCATTGCTGTAAACGTCTACCCTTCGCTTTGGCAGACTGTGGACGCATAAAAAAATACCCCTTTTGGGGGTATTTAGATTAGTCTTTGATACCTTTGATCTTCTTCCACTTGTTATGCATTGCCTGAAGGTGCCAAGACTGTGCCAGACTCTTGGGACCTTCTTCCAATACTTTGAGGTCTCTTGGATCGCTAGTATACTTTTTGTAATCTTCTCTCCAATTTGTCACAGTTGGAACCCAGCAAAGGTGTCCTTCTTCACGTCTTGTTTGATACCCCCAATGAGATAAGACTCAACCTCAGTCTCCTGAGGAGCGACCTGAAGACCCTTCGACGAAATCCAATGTTCCGTCCAGGGGAGTGGGTTATTCTTTGCGGCAATGTCATAGATCGGTTTGAGTCCGATGGACTTCATACGACGGTTGGCGATCCACTCAACGTACTGGCAGAGCAGTTTATCGTTGAGACCAATCATGCTACCGTCCTTAAACAGGTACTCTGCCCATTCTTTCTCTTCATCAACTGCTTTCTTAAACATGTTGACGATGTTCTCACGCTCCTCTTCTGCGATCTGTAGCATATCTGGATCATCACCAGCGTGCCACTTGTTCATAATGTTCTGCGTGAGACCGAGATGCTGATTCTCGTCTCGGGCAATAAGCGAAATGATTTTCGCCGACCCTTCCATGGCTTTGAGCTCGCCAAAAGCAAAAGAGCAAGCAAAAGAAACGTAGAAACGAATGCCTTCCAAG